CTGCTGCCTGGAATACACATTGTTTCCGCTGCGTTCGTCCTGAACTGTTACGCTCTCTTCCGCAACGGCCTGAATTATACCGGTATTGGTAATGGTCTGTCCGGTATTTACAAACGATAGATGTCTATCAAAGTTGTCTATAGTACCACCAGTGGTGGGGTCCGTCGCTGTTTTGGGCGACACCATACCGTTACCAAGATCGTACGCCTGGCCCGTAGCATACTTGGCCGCATCGGACGATACCTGGAACCACAAATCTTCCTCGGTTACATCTACCCATACCCCACCGAAAGTAGTTAGTCTCGAATTAGATAACCAGTTGTTACCAGTTTCGGCAAATATGGTGCCGCTGGTGGAAGCTCCGGCCCTTCTAAACGTAACGGCATAATACCTATCTTTTACTATCCCTCCGGCATCAGCAATGGCCGTATTAGTAAATACGAAATCTACAGGCTGAGCAACATCGGTTAGCCTGTAACCAATGTCTCTTAGTTCCGCTTGGTTGAAACTAACCTCGGCTACCGGCCGCTCAGCGGGCTCGAACTCAATAGATAGCTCGGGAACAATCGCTGTTGGGCAATCTACCGTAGTCTGCAATGGATAAATGCTAACGACAAGGTCTCCTGCCCAATCATATCTGGTTTCAGAACTTGCCGCTCCGACAGCATCAACGCCCAGCAATAATGTTATTTTCTGAATGTTGTCGGTTGTTGCCTTGAACTTTTGTCCAATCTGAGAAGTAACGTCGTTTGGCCCAATAGGCCGGTTCGGTTGCCGGCCGGTGATATTTATGCTCAATGCATCAACGTCATATGCCGATCCGATCCCTTCCTGTAATACTGTCCACAGGCTCTTGGTGGAGTCAGCTACCCTAAAATCACGCCAGAAGATATCTGGCTGGACATTTTGGGCCACCATGACCGCATCACGGTTTAGCTCAAATGGTGACGCCTCTCGAATAACTACATGGCCGCCCATATAAACCGAACAGTTATTATTGCTCTGGAAGTCATTGAACAGGATGGTAAGAATTCTGGTAAAGTGACGGTAAGTTGTCTGTGTTTCGTCGCGATGGAACTCCAACCGCTCCATTTGCAACTCTCCGTCAAAAGACAAACCAATGATGGCTACTTTGACACTATTCCGTCCGAACACATCGGACTCGGAAAGTTGTATTGATAGCTGGTTGCCTAAGCTAGTGTCGCTAGGCTGGGTAGTAACATCCAACCCGGTGCCATCGAAATTGCCGGCCGCCAGCAAAGCTGCCTGGGTGCTATCCAACACTTGAGAGTCAAATAAAACCAGAGGTTCGGGCGTCTCTAATAGCACACCAGAACCAAAGAAGTTCTGAACTATAGCGGCGTCCATTTGGTTAGAATGGCCCTGTTCGGTATCTAAATCTGACTTATCTACACGCTGGGCGTCTGTCCACTCGTTTTGTAATGTTGATACTGGTATCCTGGTAGTCACTTTTAATCCCTCATGTCACTATGTTGATTTCTACCTTAGACTGTGCTGGCTTGAGTGCGTTAATTAACTCCCTCAAGGTTTGTTCCATCTTGGCGCTTCTGCTCAAAATAAGGAACGAGTCTATAACGTTTATTATAAAATTGAAAACGCCATATTTTTCATCTCTTAACGTTGTGAAATCTGTTTGCTTTCCTGCAAGTTGGTCAAAGTTGACCAAATATGTCGTATACAAATCTGCTATCACTGGTAATACTATAGCCAGGTTGGTTTGATAATTTTCATCAATTGCCATTCCGCCGCAAGTTAATGGCGGCCGAGCAATACTGCTGATTTTCACATTATCAAATCTGGCGGCAGCCAAATTAGTTTTATTAAATGTAGACCCTATATAAAAATCATTTATAGTGTCGGTAAAGTCTATATTAGTAATAATTCTAGCTGCATCCGAGCCGGCATAACCCTGTCCGAAAACTAAACCGGTTCCAAATATGAAACCCTGGCCCCAACGAATAGTTCCACTTTCCCGTCCATCTATGAATAGCCTTATCTCATCCAGGCTGTCACGCCTATTGAACTTATACTGAGCCATAATTCTATGCCACGTATCTCTTTGCCAGAATATTGGCTGCCTCACTTGATAATCAAATCCATTAGCATGTACATTGAAATTTAAATACCCAACATTATCTTTAAATATAGATATTCTATCTCCGAGGAAACCATTGGGCACATAAGTTACTTTGACCGGAGTTTGTTGGCTGGGTAATAACGATCCTAACGTGATAGTTTGTAAGTCGCTACCAACACTGCCGCCGACAAAGTAATCGACACCGGTGTTCTCTACATCTGTTTGCAGCCTGATACTCAAAACGTTCGTCGTCCTTCCAGTCACTTTGACCGTGCTAGCCGTCAAACTTACCGCTTCCTCTACCACCGCCGACGAAGCATCAAAATAATACCTTGTATTAGGATCGTTATAAGTGTCAAACCTTGGGCTTACCCAGAACTCTATAGTCCCCTCAGAGTTAGTAGCCAAATTGCCGGCGTTGTCTACTGAGTATGGACGCTCTGTGATTACCAAACTTTGGTCAAACGATGTGTTGATACTATCTGCTGACTGTAAAAATTCTTTATTTGAAAGCCTATAGAACAAAACATCATTTATGAACGGCAAATTATCAAAATGAATTAATGCTAGTGTGTCGCTATCTGGCTCGAAAGCCCGAAGGGCCGTCCAATCCGTAGTTATAGACTTCTGTCCGGAAGGCAAAGACTCTCCTACTCGAACGTCGGTTATTTTCCTAGAAAGAATTCTCAATTCATCTATCACTGCTTTCGCCTGGTTGTTGCCAGCAAAATCAGAACCAACGTATGCCGTTTGGTTACCCACATTATCAAAGGGTATCTCTAAATAGCTTGAATAATCAAATTCGTACCGGCCCTGTGGTAACGGATATGGAGTGTTGACCTGCCCGGCCTGCTCAAAAGTGAAGAAGCCGTTCTGGAAGCCGCTTCGTCCTATGGTGGCATTATACACTTTGTACGTGCCATTGGTAAAGGCTACACCTGGAGCCGGAGAAACGACCGCAGAAGACGTCCCTGTGGGGTGACTGACTATCTCATATGTCCCTGCCACGGAAGCTGGGGCCGAAATTACTAACGTATTACCAATGTCGGTATCTCTAAAGAAACCGCCGGTAACAGTAGTTGAGCCATCACCAGCCAAAGTCGTACCCGAACCATCTTGGAAGCTGTACCTGATGATGGGGAACACGCTGTTTCCGTCGTGGTATGTAACGCTATATGCTTCCTTCATTTCGAAAGATACAGAGTTAGCCGTCGTGACAATCGGAGTAACCGTAACCGTTACGTCAGTAATGGTCTTCCACTTATTGACGGTGTTTTTACTCGCAGCCTCTGTAAACAAAACTGTCTCTGTAACTCCGCCATCCGAAGTGCCGGTGATAACCACTGATACCGGGTTAGAGAAATCAACGTTTCCGCTGGTTACCCTAATCTCCAACGTACGTCCCTCTGTGGTATTTGACACGCTTGTGGGCACAAAGCCGGAGGCCACAAAATCACCACCCACAATTACAGAATTAGATGGGCCAATATTGGTTAGCGGTAGGATTACCGGTATTACCTTTACCTCGTCAAGATTTATCGGAGGGGGCATCTGGGTCTTAATTATACTTTGAGTGTTTCCCCACAACCATACACGCTCTCGGCAACGCCTATGGTCTAACCCAAGAGTCCTGATTAACACTTGGTCTCCCGCCAATGCTGGGCCAAGTATAGTCAATACTGTTTGTAATTGTGCGTTTTCCTCAATGGTATAAGATGGGAAATCAGCCCGGGTTCCGGGTATTTCCGTTTCTACCACGCCGCTCAAAATGGACACAGCCACATTGGAGGCCAAGTCCACTTCATCAGATACCACGGCGGCAAACTTATTAACAGAATAGCGTGCATCAGTGAAGGTGCTTGACACTGGAGAGTCAAGAGTCAAAGAGGTGCCGCTTACTCCCAGGATACCAAATGTGCCGAAGCCGACCTCTAAAATATCTATGGTGTCACCAACCAAAATACCGCTAGTAGTAAAATTAGTGGAGGGGGACGTCACGACGGCTGATCCTGCTACCGTATGCATGTCCTCGGCTTTTAGGATATTCTTAGTAATTGTACCCGCAACAATTTCCGGCTGAACTGTCCTAAACCGATCTCCAACCGCAGCCACTGGACGACCACCGTATCGAAGAACATTTGGTACTTCGACTCCGTCTACAAACAGATGCATTTCGTCACGCCGCTCGTACGTATCAATCTTCCAGGTGGTAGAAATAAAGTGTTTATCGCCGGCACTCCAGTCAGAGATATCCGAGCTTAGTTTGTATTTTCTAGAACCAACATATGCCGCGGCATTGTCAAACACTTCAAAGCTCAGGTACCCCTGACCATCCTTATAAATCGAAAATCTGTTCTTGGTGCTAGCTTCAGCGAAATCAAACAAATAATGCAAGTCATCTGACATGAGGGATATGCCATCAAAAGAATACCCAGGCACATAGCCATCTTGAGTGCTGTATCCGTCTGGGGAAGCGGCATCTAATGCGTCTAAATTGAATATGAACTCCACTTCGTCTGTCCAGCTTCGCAGGGTATCGGTTGGCTCTCCTAGTCCAACAATGAACTTCACATCGTAAAATTCACCAGAGGTACCAATGTGCCCAGTATATGTGTGTCCATACCCGCCTGGTGTATCCTTTGCCAAAATTTTCCACCGCTTAACATCTTCATCATAATAAATGAACATGCCAACCTGGGTGAAGATGGCCGATGGGAGCCCCTTGGGGTCAGCTGTGTCAGATCGATTAACAGTAAATGAACCGTTTGTAAAAGTTGGGTTATGGCTATCTGAACCGATGTAGATACTGCCAGGCACCAAGTTATAACCATCTCTCTGTATCTGGGAGAAGGTTAACGTGGCATCGTTGTCCAGGCCGTCCCACGACGGTATGACCCACATCTCTAGGGTTCCCTCTTCCAAACGCAAATTGCTTGACATGGGGAAGGTCACAGTCTGGTCGGCGCTATCTAAAAGAACGCCATTGTCATACTTGCCTACCGCCAGTGTTGGTGTTCCTGTGTAGTCTATCGCGTCTTGATACAAAGAGCTTATTCCCAAGGACCAGACGTCAAATACTGCCTCAACAATGTCCGGGTCTATCTTGGTGATGCTTGAGACCAACTGGGTCATGGCCGGGATGGTTGGCCCCTTAGTAAATGACTGTAATGCTCCCTGCAACGCATCACGATAGCTCTCTCTCGGGAAAGATGTATCGAAGCTGCTGATGATCGGCAAGTCCACTAGCGATCCAAAGTTTGCCAATAACGAGTCTCGTAAGGCTCCAACCTTGTAAGTTACGTAGTATATGGTATCTTCGTCCATGGAGCCTTCGCGGAAGTCTATTACGTTATCACCATACTCATAGCTGACCAAAATCTCGTCGGCCAAGTTCGAGTAATCCACGAAATAATCACCACGGTTGTAGTCTACGACGGGTGTTGCCCCACCATTCATTCGTAATTGATAATTAACAATTACTGCATCTCCTGAGTATGCCCCTCCAGCTAACGTGATGGTATACCCAGAGACGGTCCCAGAACTCGTCCACAATTCCGCACCATCAGATAACCGCAATACGCTATTGACCGTTTGTATCTCTATGCCGGGACTTATATTGGTAACATTTATGACGTTACCAGCGGCAACGGTGTATTGCTCCTGACGGTTTATGCCGGCCGTAGCCAAAGTAATGACACTTCCAACGGCTGTAGCTCCATCACTGAAATCTACCCAACTATTATTGTTGTTTAAATCATATACGTCGTATACGTGCCGGACTGTTTTCACGTCATCCGTTACCGTAATGGTACCGCTATCGTATACATATGGCATTGTTGTATCGCCACCTAAAAATCTCTCATCCGCTCTATCAAATGAAGACGGCAGAATTTCGGTATCACTGAAAGATGTATAGTTGATATCTATAGTCACATTAGAGTTCGGGTTAATACTATGATACAGATTGGATACGCTGATTATGTGGTCGTTCTGTGCGGTTATGGCTGGCCGCTTGTAGTTAATGGTACCTAAATCAAAATCTTGACTAGCAGATGCCCCGACATAAACTATGCCCCCTTCATAATCCACAATATAATCGCCCACTGCAAGCTTATTAATATTGCTGGTTACCGAAAGGATTTGCCCGTCATAATATAGTTCTCTTGAAAATAAATCTAAACGGCTAAAAGAGGCGCTGCTATTGAATACTGATCCTATGACGTCCTCTGTGGATGTAATAATTCTGTTGTTTAATAGGTTAATCTTAAAGACGCGGACGCTGCTACCATTTGTTAGCTCTTCCTCTACTAACAGCAGTTCACTAAGTATATCGGAAAAGCTGGCTCGTTCTCTTTCGTTATCCGAAATTCTAGGAGCGTTATTTGCCGAAAAGAAAACCGTGGTTTCATTAAACCTATTTACAGGATAGATTTCTCCTGTGGTTTCATTTATTACACGGAAAACATTTGTAATGGGGGCGTGTTCGGTGTACAAAGACGTTAAGGTTGCCAGACGGTTATCAATCCGCTCGTTCAATTCTTCTTTATGAACGTCTGCATTGTAATCTACGCCAGGCACCAAAGTGTTTTCATAATCAAATGATATCTTGGCATCTTCTCCGATTAATTCTCTTAAAGGAGAGGCCACTAAATCTGCGGTCTCTGGGTCATAAGTATAGTCCAGCCTTGAGTCATATGTCTTGCGATACTTGTAAGTGACGGCCGGAGGGTATTCTCCCGTACCGTTCTTCGTCGATGACTCTCCATACACAAACACTCTGCCGGTCTCATACTCAATGGAATACTCTCCGGCAGTAACCGGCAGGGACCCCCATTGAAACAAACTCTCTGTGGCGAAAGCGGGGTGAGCCTCAGAGAACGGAATACAGGCTCGTGGGTTTAAGAATGTCGCGCCGCCTGAAGTTGGGATTTGGTCCTGAGCAGTAACTACAGGGGCGTGAGTTAAAGAAAACTCATTGATGATTGGCGGAGCAGTCTCACGCACTGCATCTAATACCTGTGTCACACTCACGGAGTCGGGATCAATTTGTCGACCCAGAGATTTATACTCGTAATTAACCAGAACGGTGTCGCCGGCTACTGGCGGTTCCAACCCTGATCCGAATATATTTTCTGTTAACTTGAACTGATTGTCTTCCAACGTAAATAAAGTTGAGCCATATGTCGTGTCATATTTAGACTCTTTGATTTGATACCCCAGTGTTGTTACGTCATAGGTGGCCCTGCTTCCATCCTGATATACAAAGGTAACATTTTTCAATTTGGTTACTGGGTTCTTATTTACTGTTAATACTAATCCGTCAAATGTACCCGAACCGGAGCCGGCAACCAACCTTTCGTTGTTTACATCCATACGTTGCAGTGTTATGATGTCTTTAGGAAACTCATCGTAACTTAGCGTTAAAGATTTGCCGTACCCTGTCTGAGATAGCCCAACTCTAAAAACCTCGAATGCTCCCTCTTGGTTAAGCCTATCAAACGGTCCGGCACCTCGTACGTGGCGTTCATCCTCAACTAAATGCTCCAGGTAGTTATCATTAGCTGCCTGCCCGATATCATGTAGGGCACCACTTAATACCTTGTCCTGTGAGTCTATGATATGACTTACTAGGTTGGTCCCGTCCAGATTGTAAATGTTCTGTTTCAGGTATTCTATCAGTGCATACTTAACGCTTCCGGGAGGTGATGCTGGCCCCTGAATGGTTGGGGTATTTGTCTTCCCGTCTTCCAGCAGGAACTGATCACCATTGAGCGATTTAAACCTAGTGGTAGTTGATGAACTGAATGTTACTATATAGCTTGCAAATGGCGTGAGTGGCTGCACCTTGACGTCCAGCAAATCATCCCGAATTGCAACACCCAATACCACGGGCTTGGGCAGCGATGACACTATCGGTTCTACATCCACATTTGAAGTATTAATAAGAGGGTCCAACGAGGCGGAGAACTCCGCTCGTATACCAGTGTTGCCGGTTGTTCTAATTCTTGTAATTCGTAAGTTGGCCATTATCGGGTCTCAATATTTATAGTGACATCATTTGCTTGTAAATATTCGTTGTCTGCTGCCTGAATGCTCAATACTGTTCCGGCCTCATCTGTTTCGTTAAAGTATAAAATCCTGGATCTATCCACGCCATCTACTCCTTGCGCCACAACCACTAAGTCCGAAGAGTCCACTACGGTTCCCAGTTCCGTAGCGTTAAGTGCAGCAGTTACGGCATCTTGCACGTTCTGCTGGACGGTGGTAGAGTTGTTTACAAACTCTGGGAACAACACAATATTCATTGTTACATCAATTCGAACCGCAGTTGCCTCCTTTCCTAGAACGTCAGCAGTAATTGGTCTCGTATCCTCGATAGCTAAAGTGGAGTCTCCAATCAGTTTGTTCAAATTAAACCTAACTGTTATTCTTTCATTTGGCTTTGGAGCAATGTAATCATAATTAGACTGGTATCGTGCTCCTGTGCTTGGCTGGTTTAGATTGCCTACTATAAGCGACGCCGACTGAGATGATCCAGAAGTAAATCCGCTGGATATAGCCAGGGAGTCAACAATTGCGAACTTTTCGTCGCTCCACAACGTACCGCTCTTGGAGAATAAAACGTTCTCGGTATCTCCAGTAAGCACATAATAGAAAGTTACCCTTAGCCTATCACCAACGGCCGGAGCGTTAGCTTCGTTTCCTATCGTATTAGGAAGTGTAAACTGAGTAGATGACAAAGAAGAGTTTAGAACCGACTCGCTCTTGAAAAACGCATTGTCCATTAAATGGTAGCCCTTGATGTCATACGTATAATCAACGCTCAGAACCTCCATGCTTGAGGTCGCCTGAACGTTTTCTACACTTACTACCCTGGCTAACTTCAAATTGGCAGGAATGGAAGCACTGGAGGCTAAGTCTAAATCTGTTTTGATCGCCTGGCTAAGTTGAACGGTTCGGCCGCCTGTCCCTACAGTGAATACAGAGGCTGTCACCTTGTGGAAGGTGGTGCCGCTCAAAGTGAAAATTCCTGGAGATACTGAGCCAGAAATGGTCAAGGCTATATTGGAAGGTGCTTGCCGTAGGTTCTTAGCTATCGTAGTGCCAGAAGAGAAGATGTGAGTTGTGGGCTGTACACCAACGCCTTCCAAACTCACCGTATCAAAACCATTCAAGTTGCGTATAGCGGGTAGCTGCGGCAACGTGGTGGCTGGCAACAGGATGTTAACATTTGAAATATAGTTAGTTTCTACTACCGTTCCGGCTACAGCGGTTGTGGTGGGCACAATGGTGATTACATTGCTGTCGAAGCTGCCTTCGTATCCATCAGCGTTAAATACGTCTACCGCATTGTATACAATTGCTACGGCATCTCCGTAGTTAGCCAGACCATCCGTAGGTAAGAAGATGGTAAACCCACTGAAGCTACCGTCGGCCTTGCTGGTATTCCACAGGTCGGTTCCGTCAGAGTCACGAACTACAGAGACCACATTGGCCACCGCAACGCTAACAACCACGGCCTCTCTTCCATTCACCAAAGTTACCGACCCGGCCTCTTGAGTAACTACGTTCACGGAGGCTACGGCAGTTATGGGATGGGTCACGGTAGCGGTTAGAACTGAACCAGCGGCAGTTAGGGTTACCTCTTCTCTTCGAACCGCATTGGAGTATCCCCAGTCAACGCTGTCTTGTACTGTTCGTGGGTTGGGGTTGATGTTAGAAATCTTTCCATCAAAATCAACATAAGCATCAAAATCATGGACCCAAGTATAATCAACCTGCATCGCATCGCTTACGGCCGGGAGGCTGCTTCCACTAATGGTAATTCTCCCCGTTTCATTGATATTTCCCGTTCCGTCTGGGTTCTGGCTGGTAATGACGTATCTTTCTCCGGTGGTAGCATTAAAAACTCTGGTTACATTCGTTACCGGAGAGTGAGCCAACTGGATGCTAGCTCGGTTAGATGTGCTTACGGTGCTATTTTCATTCACTACATTGATACGTTGTGTGCTTTCGGTGATGGCAGTCGCATCGGTGAATGTCAGTGCGTCCTGTCCGTTGTATGGCCCCTTTGTTTTGTCTTCTGGTAGGCCTTCAATCTCATCGCTAATCCAATGAATGCGGTCAAAACCCCAAACGCTGCCGGCATAGGCTCCGGTATCCTTTAAAAGCTCGTAATTGCCTGTGATGCGGCCTAGGTCATCTACAGATTTCGCAATAAAATTATTACCACTAACTGACCCGCTTACTGATACAACATTGTTGACGGGCTGATTGGGTAAGACGCCAGTTGCCAGGTCGTCTAATCTCTTCTGGGTAACTGTTTTCCCTTCGTCCTCCGTTATCTGGCCCAATACGTGATCGTTTGCTGAGTTGGTTGGGTTACCAGTGTTGCTCTTGTCGGCGTACACCCAGCTCTCAATGATCTCCTGGAGTCTGGTTCCGAATATATAAATATCCACTTTGCCACCAGTACCATCCGAAATAACTGTACGGTCTCCGGTCTCCGGGTCAACATAAACTTGAGTGCCGTCCCGAACCATTAACGAGTTTCCAGGCTCAACCACAAAGGCATCCAGGGCTGCGGGGTCCTCTAATACGGCGTTTTGATAACCAAGTGATGTTCCGGTGTTTGCTCCACTAAAGATAGCCAAAATCCTACTCCTGAAGGTTGCATCATCTTCTGCTTGCGTGCCGCCTCCGAATGGAAAAGCATTGGTTATGTTGGATACGCTGGCGATGTTGGTGCTGGTCAAATTGTATTTTGAAATGTTTCCCTGAACACCAGCCGATGCCGCCTCTACCAGAACCTCGACCGCAAATTCATCCGTGATGTTGGCTAAATCCAAATCAGACCTATATTGTGATGCCGTAGCTCGATATGTATTAGAGTATACCGGGCTAACCACTAGGCCGTTCTGAACACTAAAGGTCGCTCCATTTCTGGAGTTTACGATGTCCCCTCGATTGATCGGAATGTCAGAGTCTATACTGCTAAAAGTCAATAAGGCTGGGCCACTAGACTTGGTTCCCTGCTTACGGGTCGCCCCATAGTTGGCCGCCAATTTATCTAAGTCAGCACCCAAGGCAAGTCGCAATGACTGCAAAGTGGCAATTCGTTCTAATTCTTGATATAACCTGGAGAGCTGGGCGCCTGGTGCATCTACTAATAAATCTCTAGACACCGTGCCCGGCTTGGTGTCCAGATTTGGCTGTGCGGTCCTAAAAAAGTCTAACAGCGCTAGTATTAATTCATTTTGTGACCGTATCCTTGCCATGATAAAAATCCTCTAAATTATAATGTGGTATCAAAAGTAGCGGTAGCCGACTGAAATCCTTTGGTTAGAATTCTGACTGCGACAGTAAAGTACGTCGGGTCTACAACGTTTCTGTGTACTTGAATGTTTTGGATGGCGGCCAACAGCTCACCGGGGGTAACCCGTTGTCCATTGGCGGCCTGCTGCTTTTGCATCCGTTGTAAGGTTTCCAAATTAGATCGTATCTGCTGTTCTACCGCAGAGCGCCTAAAGGTGGCGTCCATTACCTGGCCAACCATAGACCCAGACAATAATGAACCGTACCAAGTAAAAAAGACATTGGCACCGATGGGAGTCATTAAAATTTTCAACACGTCCTGGATGAGCTTCTCTACGTCTTCCACTTTGCTCAAATCACCGTCGGACCCTATGACTAAATCTCCCTGGTTAATTCTTAAATCAAACGACATATACAACCTATGTAATACTACCCTTTCTTGCCAAACGAGGCGACTGCCTTGTTTGTACAAGAACTTTATCGGCGTAAGTTAAAATATTAAATAAAAGTTTTTCAAACTCTTGCAGGGTTTTAAATATTCCGGGGCGCGTACCGTTGAGCTGTTTTTGCACTTCGTCATTGATCAATTCTGGGAAAGTATCATCCAGGCGGTGCAATGCAGAGTCATCCAGAAGACCAATCAAATACTCTATATCTATGGCCCATAATGCAGTGTAGATAGCCAGAATGTCCACTAGCCCCAATCCAGAAACCTCCCCGGTAACAATTTCCATAATTTTCAAATTCTGTATTGCTTGTCGCCCATATTCATCCCTTTCTCTCTCTAATTTGGTAACCGATGGAGTGAAGTCCTTCGCTGTATCGGCCACTACTGTAGTGGCGTATACGCTCTCATCTCCCACAAACTCTTCTTCCAGTTGTGATTGCCGGCTGGCTACTAATTCGGTTAGTTTCATTAGGGCAATGCTCTGCTGCTGCTTTGAAGCCTTGTTTACGCCTCCAACCGTTATTATGGTGCCTCCAAATTCTGGACCCTCCGTTGACGGAAGAACCTGGATATCATGAGATATACGCACTTTATCAAAATCTCTAATTGATTGGTCTAATTCCAAAATCGCTACCCGTATTGCTTTTGTTAGCATATCTACGGTTGACGTTTGAACAGAAGTAAACCCCTGAATTACATTAATTATTCCACTATCCAAAGCTACAATGGTGTCTTGCCCGCTTAAAGCTAATAGTATGGTCTTAATCCCTGCTGGGTCCGCCGTGGCCGCTGCCTTATTTTGTAATAACGTTTCGGCAGCCTTCAGGAACACTGTGTCAACCTCTGTACTCTTTAATCTCTGCTTTATGATATATTCAAGCACAGGTCGTTTCAAAGTATGTTCCGTGTAAATCTTCGTAGACTCTTTGTCCGGTAAAAATGGCACACAAACCCGAAGTGTCTCGGGTGTGACGGCCGTTTCTATTTCAGGAATTACAATAAATGGTTTCAGTATATGTGAAACATTCTTATATATAAATAATGGTATGGGTAATGATGAGTCGGCTGATAAAGCTAAAGCGTAATTACCCTTAATAAGCATAACTTCAATTTCCCTTCCTGCCACGGGTTGCGTTTGCAAATCAAAAGAAAACGGATCATCTGACGGGACAGCCATCAAAAACCGCTTGGTATTTCTCATTATTGTAGCGTACACAATAGATACATCATTCTGATTTGCAAATACATTTCGCCTATTTTTGAAATCAACCTCTCTTAATTGTGATAATTGTATAATTGATGTGCCATACAAATTTAAAGTGTCATTTACACTGGTGCGGTGATCTAATGTCTCCGACTGTAAAGGATCGTGTCCAGGATTATAATATTTACCATCGGGCGAGGTTACTGGTATTCCAATCATTCTATAGAAAGCATGGGCCCTGCTTTCAACGAACCGATTTGGGTCTACATCGAGTCCAGTTAATGCTCGCCTCCCAAAGCGTTCCTGAGCCGATGCCCCTCTAACCTGAGATGTATTGACTCCCAGTCCCGGCGCGTTAGCAATGCTACGAAACGCATCTATCTTACGCACAAACTTTGTGTACATTTGAGATACCGTTCCAACAGATTGCACATCTTCAACTGCGTCAGGTGGAACCAACTTTGGTTTTTTAGAATTACTCTCCGGCATTGCTCACATCCGTAGCATCACGCCTCGGCTTGATGCCAGCACCAGGCACACTGCCAACAAACGTATAAGGTACAACAATTTCTTGCACAACAGTATCTTCGTCGACATCGTCTTGGTTTAAAATCTCAGAGAAAATGTTGTTCTTCCAAGATACCTGTAACTCACCGTCGCCCCCAACACTGCTGGTTATCTCGGCCACAAACTTGCCAACATAGCCGTCCCATTCAAAATCAGAAATCTTACCCAGCGTTACCGTTCCCTTAAGCTTAGAGGCCAAATCGTCTTGACAATCTTCCGGAATGCGCGTGCTTATATTTACTCCACCAACGTCACGCAGAAGAACCTCTACACTTATTGGTCTGGTAATAAATTGCACATCGGGTTCTATTTCTATGTCGCTTTGGAACGGATCAACTGCCGCTTCGAAAACACTACAGAACGCGGCCGTGGTATCGTCACGCAATGACTCCAAACATGCAATCATCTTGTCACGGGCCTCTTCGGTCTTTTCTATAGATACGTCTTTCCGAAGCTCTGCCATTACGTTGGCCACACACGCTTGTGCTCCTGCAATATCAGGCAAGTAGTTGGGTACCTGTATAATAACAGGATCAATCTTACTATACGTGGAATTAGTTATGTCCAACTCTTTTCGGATATCCGGAATACATCCCAAAGTCAGCAAACTGTAGCTAATCAGAGAAGCATGGTTGATATTCAATACGAAGTCCACATCGGTAACGGTGTGGCTATCGTCGGTAGTAGGCGCCGTGCCAGAATTGCTAGCATTTATGTGAATTAAGTCTTCTAGGGTTGCCTGTGTGCCATCTATGGTCAGCGGTTCACCATTGGCTTCCCATACGGTTCCTCCCACCAAACTTAATGTACCCTCATCGTTGTCAGCGGTATCCAAGGCGTTATCCTCGTCACGAACACCTTTATACGGCTTTACAGCTACAATGGCGTTACGAACAATGATATCTCTCGGGCCGGCCACATCAGAGTCCACAAATTCACCGGGGTCATAGTCCCTAAACGTCATAGTAACGGTGTATGGCGCTCGACGTAAAGTAGTGTCACTCTCAAATGAAACGCCCTCAGGCCAGAAGATATCACCCTCTTCGTAGATTTCTGACTGCGAACGACTTCCACCACGATCGTCATAACTGCCATAGGTCGCCGAATATTGAGTTATGATGGACTTAAACGGATACTCTTGAGTCTCAGCATCATTGACAAACTGCCAACTTTCCGATCTGGTAAAGAAGTCTCCACCCAGCGGGTTGGCGTTTATTTGACTGTAATAAACTAGGCGGCCCTCGGTCCCCGGAATTCCATCAGGGTTGTCCGCTACGAACGGTGGGCACACATCGTCACCACAACATTCCACATCGCCACTGCTGCCGCCACTCTTGGCACAAACAGTACGGCCACGAATATTGGCCAGTGACTCTATAATGGCAAAGATTGCGGCCAAAGCCGTGAACACGGCCATCAATGCTTCGATGATACATAACAGAGATGCAATCTTGAAGGCGGTTGCGGCGGTTGACTCGGCATCCTGTAACGTTACACCTTCTGCCAACAATACTAAGTTGCGAAGTAAATCTTCAATTATTTGCAAGATACGAGCAATAATGTATTCTATCAGCGCCAACAACAATAGCAGCAATGCTAAAATCATAGCTAATAGGGCGAGCCATGGGAACAAATTAAGGAACGGTGGTAAACATCTTTTAATGAGTCTACGGACAGCACGGATCATAGCCCATGCATTCGGTATGGCACACAATACTTCAACGATGCACAAAATCATGTTCAGCAACGCCATGAAGAAGTTGTACAATGATAGGAACGGAGCTATCTGGCGAAATATATCAGATAGGTATTTCAGCAAAGTGTTTGCTAGGTCGTCTACCTGAGGACTAAATGCGCCGCCCGGCCAAGGAAACGTAAGGTTATTAATGAAGTCTAATAGGTCTTCGGGAAAACCCTCTGGAAGAGAGAACCCTGGTATCGGAAGCTGAATTGGAGCAAACGGAAGCCCGAACCCCGGAATTGGTAGCGGGGGTGCTGGGCTTGGGTTCAGGTTATTGTCCAGTGGGTTACAAGGCATATCTTCTTTCTCTCTTAAGCAAGTTCCTTTGCCATCGTTCTCTTAATCCATCTTCCTTCGGCGCTCTCGTAGTAGAACCCGATGTTTGGAGCTTCGAACATTATATTAGTATTAGACTTAAATACCATGTCCTGCTGAGACATGATTTCACATCGACCATAGGTAGCCATAGCTAGGCCCTGGTGATCAATACGGATTACAGTGAGCTGGCCATCACTCTTAATTACTCTTATATCCAAAGCGCCAGACCTGGCAGCATCATTTTCACTCGCGAACCTATCGTCCACATCACCCAGGCCGTGACCTCCGATCTGTACCAGCATGTCGCCGTCCAAACTAGCACAATAACTTATGCCGCGTTTGTCTCGACCAATGGTGCTCACTATACTTCCAGCCGTGTCAAGCCATAATGACTGACGATCTACGGTGTTGGCCCCAATGTTCATAGATAAAAATCCATCCATACTTATGGTGCCGCTTCGGCCACCAGCATTGGCTTCGGGACCATTGACCAGTATCTCATTTGTTACAATGTCGTCTTGCTGAATTGGTCGAGTGGCGTCTTGTTTGTTAAGCCTGGAGTCAGGCATGTACCGAACTAACAATCCTCCTGGATCAGTTTCAACACGGGCTTTAGTGAACTGATAGCCGGCGAGCAATATGTTGTGGAATGATGTGTTTAGCTTAACTGGCTCTCCTAGGAACCACTCCACAGGGCCGGCCTCCCCCTCTTCTCCCTTTAGAGTAATTCCTCGTAATGCCCCATCGGTTCCAGAATGACCATAAGCTTCCAAGAAAATATCTACACCTTCATCTTCTAAAATAAAAGTGTTTGGGTCCGCTATATCTTTATTCTCATACGCCAAGGTAGAGGATAAGATGTATCTTGTTGGCAGCGGGACGTTTCCTATTTCAGAAGAAGACGGAACGTTTATTTTGAACTGGCCTTCTTTATCTACGTCCACAAAGAACGTCGATCGTGCCCGAGCGTAGTTCTTCTTTCGAGCTTCAGCATCGCTCGCTAGAGGAACCGCAAATAAACCATCCGGCTCTGACGGGTTGGGTTTTCTGGCATTTATTTCAAAATGATAAGCTAGTGCCCTGCGGTGTGATGCTCTAATTTTTTTGAAAGCATCGGAGCGATCATTATTATCAACAAAACTAATCTCTCTGCCCAGCGGCAAAATAGACCTATTCAAATCTATTATGTTACCAAAGGTATCTACGCCCGTTCCCTTAGTTATCTCCAGCAAATGGTTGGGCCAATGTAAATTCAAGGCAAAAGTATTATCTCGGCTCTCTGGCCTTAATGCCTTTTGGATTGTCTTAAGGTCCTGATGGAATTCGCCGCTATATTTATCTATTTCCGTTTCATCTGCCTCAAAGTCTAGTCCCGTTATATCATCAAACTCATATGTAATCTCCCTGTTTTCAACTAATGAGAGGTTACGAACTACACCACTTAATGTAGCTCCGGAGACGATGCTGGCCGGGTCCATACCTACGCGCCACAAATTATCATCATAATTATGTGAATATAAAATTGACCCTTCTACGTTTCGTAACGAGTTGAAATTGATATCCCTCTTTGTGGTGCCCCGCACAGCTCTGTGCGCAGCAGTAAAGGCCATCTCGTTTCCAAAATTATGACTAATGATATTTCGTTTGGGGTCAAGATGCTGAGAGCTGGTGGGCGTGCCGGCAACAATTCCTTCTTCTGGGTCTAAATATAAACGATTGGCTGCATCGTTGGTCTGAAACAACAAACGCCCAGGCAGCAATTCACCCATAATGTTGCTGGAAATCCCACCCTTCCCCGATGTATTCTTATTAGGGAATATATTGTCTGGTTTTTCAAATCCAGAAATAAACCATTCGCCTTGACCTTGTTCTATGGTGACCGGCGTTTTCGGCTCAGGATACCCGCCCATAAAAGCACCGTCCGGAGAACAAAACGCAATAGGTAGGCTGACTGTATGGGTATTCTCATCAGAAGATACAGATGTGCCGTCATCTAATTTGACAACTACTTTGCCACCACCAAGATACTTGATAATGGTGCCTCTTCTCTTGAGACCTACAAGACCACCAGTTGGCATTAGAGACTCCCATCCTCAAACGGACTTTTACCAAAACCTCCTGGGACAATGCCAGGTCGTTGTGCTTGCTTTTGTGCTTCATGCACGGCGGCATGCTCCGCCTGCCCCGCTTGAGACTCTTGCTGATCAATAACTTTGGCGGTCTCCGCTGTTGGCTTCTTATTCTTGAACACTACCCATATGTCCAAAATGCTTGAGTATAATGCTTTTTCTTCTGGTTGAATATTGTAAGTTTGGGACGTTACGTCTTGAGTTATGCCTGGGGCAGCTGGCGAGCCTGACAGTACTTCTCGGGACATCTGCCAAGCTTGTCCAGAAGGTGAACGTGGATTAGTCTCGTCTACTGAGATAACGCTTACTTTCTTCTCTACATCGGCAATCTTTAGGCCTTCTTGGATCGGATCGGGTTGACTTCCAGTAATGGCGCCTGCAACGGCCTGCACCCCTTGTGCTACTAAAGTAGTTCCAGTCGACTCTCCTGTAGACTCAGGTCCAAACCGTCTCTTGGACGGAGTCTTGAGCCAGCTTATAACCTCATTAGCTACAGCCTCCAAGTTGGCATCTGCCGTTGTCCCCTTGCTGGCATTATAATATTGTCTAATCTCAATATTAGTTTCTTTATTTAAACCGGTTTCGGCGCCGGCTAATGTTGTAAGCATGCTGGTGAGTACCTTTCTGTTCTGATCTCCGTACTTGCCTTCTACTAATTGGGTTAAAGGATCGAAATCATACCCAGTTTCAAATGGAACCAACCCATCTGTTATTAAAACTCCCAAAGGCTGACTACCATTGGCGGCACCACTGCGAATATGCTTCACCAAATTGGCCTGGTGCCGTTTCGAGTACAATCCTTTTCCTACTATATCAAGCATGGTTGGAAAATATTCGCCTGGATTGTGACCGTAGGTCAAAGTTAAACTTGTGGTGAATACGCCACCAAAATCAAAATTGTGCGATACCCCTTCTACATAAAATAATAAATCCCTACTCTCAATATAAATAACCTCTCCAGGTTGCATAAATTCATTTCCAGAAATCGTTACCGTGCCACTAATTATCTTTCTTCTTTGTTCATTCAGCATCCACGTAGCTAGCGGTGCAGCCTGAGACTCGGGGTTGGAGATGAATGGGGCGGGACGTGCTTGCCCCACCTTAAACCCATACATTCTCCACAAATCATAATCCACACCAATAGCAGATGCTAATCCGTTGCTGGAGCCCTTGCCGCGGCCAAAATTCAAACTGGCCGGAGGCTCTTTGTACCCCTCTCCAAAAAGACCGTTAACCTCAATGGTGGTAAACTCCGGCGGCTTCTCGGAAATGTTCCATGAAATGATTTGGTTTTCTTTGATAATATACCGTCCGCCTGAGCCTGGACCTAAATCATCTTCTTCTTCGTCCTCAATCATGTGCTCAATAATGGAGGGAATTTCCGTCTTCTTATTTAAGAATGGGAATAAAGCCGCCTTGCCTGCTTTCGGGTCATTATTAATCAGAATACCCTGTTCTAAGTTTTTGATAGCATTGGAAAGTGACTTTAACAAACTCTGCCGCTCGGTCATGAATTGCGAAACCTCTTTAACTACCTTCAGCACATCGCCCTGAGTACGAGTACCACCCCTAGCATTAGAGAATAGCTCCGTCATACTAGGGACCTTCATGCCTTTTCTTAATCTAAGACGGCCCGCAATACGCTCGTACCTTTGAGACACAGGAGGCTTTACCTGCTGAAAACTTTCTTTATTAAAAACCGCTTTCAGTTGAGCATTATGATTAAATAAAGCCTGTTGTCTGGCCTGCCCAGCTATGGATGAGCTTATCTTTTTCAATGGAGATTTCTCTACATCTTCCCTGGCATCAGGTTGTGACTGCTGAACCATGGCTCTGATGTTGAAGGGCTGGCCGCCGAAGAACCCAGTGGTTTCGCTAGTTAGGAAAGTGAACACAAAGTTGGCTCCAGGCCCTAAAGCCAAAGCCGTAGTAGGTCCACTTAAGAACTTGACCGTCGCAGCATCATTATCAATGCCCAATGCCGTGGCCCGCAACCTAAGCTCATCCTCAATGATCTCCAGCCGCTCCATCAGTCCTTCTGCTTGATTTACAAATAATGCCTCTAGCTGCTTGGGGTATAGCCGACGCCTATCTGCCACCATACGGTAAAACACAGAGCTTGGCATTTTGTTAAATCCTGGAGGCCGAGCCTGGATGTGTCCCTGGGTATCAGCAAAAACCTCCAACCCTAAAATGCCAGCTACAGTTCCTATCTGAGTAAATGTATCAGAATATTCTGATTTAAATAATTCCATCCGGCCGGCTAATGCTTTCTCAAAAGCCTGAATGTCATAATCTTTATCATACTGATCGTCTACAATAAATAAGTTCTGATCTTCATTTGATTTTACTTTCCATAAACGCCTTTGCGTTAAATATTTTATTTTCTTTCTTAGCTGGGCCCTTTGGGCGGCGCGAGCATCCTCACCAATTTCATTACCAGCTCCGGAATACGCTGGATCATACGAAAAGTCATCTTGCCAAATTCTGAAATTTCCATCATTAGTATTTGACTGCCCCAAAGCTCTTACTAGTTCTTTTTGATGCTCCATCAATTGGGAGTCTAAAGCCCTTATTTGGCCCAAAGCAGTTCCTACCTCCGGATTGGAGGTGGTCATTGCTGGCCGTGCTTTCCTAAGTTCCGCAATGCTGCTACTAGTTAAGGTTCCGCTAAGATCAACATTGAAAATATTAGGGTTGCCAGAAAAGTCGGCGGTTACGGCCGTTATGGTATCAAACAACGTGGCTCGCTCACTAATGATTTTCGACATCTTAGAAGAAGCTACCTGGGTGCTGAATTGGCCTTGCAACAAGAATTTGAGACTGCGCTCATTCACTATTAGCTTTTTGAACGGAATAAAATTACCCCAGGTGAGGTTGTTTATCTGTAAATCAGAAACTAGATTTCTAAAGAAAGATAAAGCCACCTCAATGTTATCAACATTGTTTCCGTCAGGTGTGTTGGTACTTTCTACCGACAGGTTACCACTCTTTATTGCAGAGGTAATAAATGTATTATAGTTATACGGGGCTCCCGTAATTAATAATGATATAACATTCATCACATCTTGTCCCGCAAATGGGGTTTTGGTTAATGTGGGCGAGGTTTGTTCTCGAATTATATTTGAAGGATGCCCAGGGCCCTCAAAAGTATATGTTCCTACGCCGGATTTCCACCGGTACACAAACCCATCCGGATCATAAAATGTCCTTTGTAAATTCCTTTGACCGTCATTCTGTCGGTTAGTATCCCCAACCACATACAGATATTTAGTTAACGGCGACCCGAGGAACTTTGACCCGTTTTTGAACTTTACGCTTCCAGTAGCTAACAATCTTTCGTTCTCTGGAAGTAGTGCGGGCGTCTCTCCATCCACGAAACCAGTCGAAGCATCAAACTCCAGTTTAAATGGAGATAACGGATCGTAAATCTCACGCTCGCGGACATCTACACCAGGCTTTACATTGATTTGTCCCTGCCTAAAATATTCAGAGTTGTCAAGTATCTCAACGGATAACTCATACTTGCCGCTACTATAACTTTCCGTAACCGTATTGACTATTCCTGCAAAAGTGTGGACGCCAGCTGCTTGCCGGGTAAAATCGTTTCTCATCGATACCCACAGCCAGGTGGGGAAGTCAGGACCCACTATCGCGTCCTTCTCTATCTCCACAAAACTATTCCTGTCCGTTCCTCCAAAAAATCCCGTAAGATTATTGAAGCTTTGTTCCAAATTACCTATCGTGCTATTTAACATGGACAATAGGTTGTTGCCTGGTGACGTAATCGTAGACTGATCGATACCAATAATCTTGTTATCCACCTGAGTCTTGGAACTCATGAATACATGCACTTCGTCCATGACCTGAATGATATTCTTGTTCATGAACTGCAAACGCATCTTTTCTCTGACATACTGGATTTCTTCCCGGTTTTCCTCGTTTTCTACATCGTTCAGCTCTTTAGCCTGAGTACGACGCAAATTCAAAATCAAATATGTGTTTTTAACTATGGTTTCGAAGGTTCTCTCTTCGGAACTGTTTAGACCGTTGGGTCCGGCCCTGCCGCTGGGGTCCAAATCCACACTGGCCCCGATACCCAATACTCCAGGATCAAAAGTAAAAATAAGCTCCTGGCCTTCTTGATCAATGAATGCCCGAACCCGTTTGAATAAAATAGAGTCGTCGCTTGTTTTAATAACAATTGGGGCGGCACTCCTGAGCATCCTAGCTGAGGTCAGCTCTTGCATCAGCCTGTTGTTTTGCTTTGCTAGCTCTTCCCCAGAAAACTGGAACAAAAAAGAGTTTTTAGTCGGGTTGTATATGTCCGCTACGGCCTTGTCTATATCTAAATCCGTAATGTTCAGCATGTGGTACGGGTCTTCTATCTTCATGGCAGCTTTCCCGCCGCCTAATTTAGTGGACGTGGTGGTATTAATTGATGCTACCAAAGTAAGCTCGAATACTCCAGTGCCCTCTCCAAAATCTGAAGGCACATTAGGATCGACCAGCCACGTTGTGTACTGTGCTGGCTCCGAAAACGCCTGAAGCTTTCTAATTTGATCTATAATAGCTTTGGTTTTCGTATCATATACCTTAAACCCTAATGCGTCCAAAGCATCTAACCCAGATGACAATAGAGGTACCATATAGTCATCCATTACGCCTTTGGTCTGAATGATCCTCTCCATCTTGGTGAGGCGCTCATATACCGATATGGCTTGACATTTGTTTTGAAATAAACGCCGGGTCGAACGCATAAAGTTCTTCTCTGCGTTGTCCATCAGATCAATACGGTAATTGTCAATTAAAGAAGAGAACAGCCTTTTTTTAACAACAATCGTTAAATCCGGCTCCTGCATAAGAGTTTCAAAATGCCTTGGCTTTACATTTCTGATATACCCGCTTTCTACATACGAACGGTGAGCCGACTGATCTACCTTGCTAGCAAAATCTCCCAGCGCACCATAGGCTACCATTTTTGTTGGATCATTAGGATCTGGGGCATCCAGGCTTCGGGGAGTATTCTCCGCCATACCCATCTGATCGTTCAATGAATTTAATGCGTCCTGGGCAAAATCCTTAATTGGTGAAAGAAACCTTTTTCCCATAATTATCTCTTATAACCAGAAGGCATCCAAAAGGATATCGTTAGTATTATTTTTTTCAGCATTGCTGCCACCCGGATGGTTAGCAAATCCATCAACTACCGCACCAAACAACGAAGGCTGGTCCACAGGCCGTTTACCTGCTGAAGTTTGTGGGCCCGGATTAAGCCGACCAAACGAATGAGGCGGGCCACCTGGGCCAGAGTCACTAGGACCGAAGGACGGATGCTTGTGCCAAGCGTAGAAGTTGTTCCGGTATCCTCGCTTCTGAGTTACGTTAAAAGTAAATTGATAATCAAATAAACCGATATTGTCAGCGCTCTCAGTAAAACTAAAATTCTCAAAGTAGCCACGATACACTTCGCCCGACCAATACATCTCAACTGTGAATGCCAACGTAGCTAAGGTTGGTTTATTTCTGGAATTTATTATGTTGGACTCTCTAGAGCCCCCTATTAAATCCCCTCCCAATCCGGCCAGCTCGCCCACAAGACCACCGCCCAATCCTAATGGCCCATCACTTCCAAATAACAGATCGTCAAAACTCTCTTGCTCTGCTTTGTCCCGCTCAGCTTCTAAAAATAAAGCAAAAGGATCAAACATCAATTGCTCATTGCGATACACGTCCAACAATACATTAATTCCCTCAATACCTGAGGTGCCTGTCGTGCCATCTACTGCCAGTGCCGTCAAGTCCTCGCCCCAATACTGTAAGGTATAACCGCCTTTAGTTCTCTGTTTCGTAATTAACTTTTTGTATTGATACTTAATGCTCTTGGGGTTCAAGTACATTTCCACCATAGGCCGTTCTGGCACCAACCACCTAATTAACTGACGAGTTGTTGTGCCGTCCCGATAAGGCGGATTTGCACTCTGTCTGGTACCATACCCACTAGAGGACGGAAGGTTCCTAGCTTCAAAACCATACCCTCCACTTAGTGCTCCACCAGCCATACTGGCATGACGCATGGCACTGTTCATGGCCGCGTTGGCAGCCCCTCCTATGGCATTTATGGGGGAACCACGGCTAATGTGTTGTCCCTCTATACCTCTTCCCTCAAACGGTGGCGATAATGATGTCATAATTAATCCCCAACCCCAGAAATAGTCGATGGAGTTTGGCCACCGTTAGCTATTGATGCGTTCAACCTTGCTTGTCCAAGTACCTTTCCTTCCGGGGTTTGCAAAATGATCTTTATTTCCGATGGTGTTAAGCTAATCGAAGTTCCTGCGCCGGCCACACCAGGAGCCCCCGGTACGGTCGGCTCAACTGCCCCAGTGGGCCCTTCCGGCACTCCTGCAACTGGAGACCTTCTGCCGGCCGCTGCGGCAGCCGCCGCAGCCGCCGCAGATTGTGCTTCACGTAGTTCCGGCTTTTTGGCGGCGTTCTCTGCTGACTCAGATTGTACGTCACTTATACCAAGGCGTTTCTTGAGCCCGGGCCCCGAAGCCTTTAAAATTCCTTGGGCACTTTGTACTACCCGGTCGAGGGCAGCCGTAGCTTCAAGTGCCGGGCCTCTGTATGTGACGTCACCTGCTTGAAGGTTTTTTGCCCGCCCTCGTTCGACGCTCTTCACCCGTTTCTGTCGCCCAGCAACAGCTAAGTTGCCTCCACCCAGCGTTTTCCGTGCCTTGGCAGCCACAGCTATAACGCCCACGTCGGCGAGTAATCTAGTATTGTTCGCAATCTCATGTCATTGATTTAATTGTCTCTTTTGGGTAGCATCATCAACTTTCATCGCCTCATCAACAGCTCCCCCAGTGGTATCTCTGGTGAAGTCTGTTAAGTTACCACCCGCCATGGCATCCAATAATCTGGACGCTCCCTTCTCCCCACCAACTATGTCTCCAAATGGGCCCTGGGTTAACATGGCTTGCTGTCTCATTCTGGTAGCAGCGGAGGCATCATCTTGAGATGCTTCTTCTAATGTCACTATTCGGCCGCCGAACTGTTTCATTAGGGTATCTTGCATTTTTTTATACACTTCATCCATATTGCCATCGCGCATTAATTTCTCTATTTCAAATGCGCCCCGTAACCCTCCGGACCCACCAGTTTGAGCAGACATAAATGCCCGCTGAGCAACGTTAAGATCAGCTATACCTCCTACCATCTTTTCTACAATTACCGTCGCTGGCTCAATACCCATACCGGTATTCATTAAAGCTTTGGTTAAACCGCCAGTCAAATTGATAACCGATCTCGTGTTATCACCAAACATTGCAAATCGGCGACTAATATTTATTATTGGCTTTTCCAAATCAGCAAATCCAACACCTAACTGCTGAGACAGCTTATAAGTTCTAGCTAGTAATTGCTCAGCTCCGTCGTACTTTCCGAAATTCCTAAATTGGAAAGTCAAAGCACTCATGGAGTCAGCGAAATCACCAGTAGTTCCTCGGGCTAACCGAATAGCAGCTTCCAAACTGGTCATAGTTTGATCCTCGCCTGCACCCAATTTTATTGTCTGATCATAAAGCCTGGGCAGCTTCATAATCTCGGCAACATATCCGCTAACCTCAGTTGAGGCTAAATTCACGGAGTTAGCAACCGCTGTGTTCGTGCTCTTGAACCTCGTCATTTCCTGATCAAGACCGCCGACGAAACTTACACGATCTGCTGATTGGCCTTTGTCTTTCCCTGAAAACCCACCATGCCTAGCCCTTAGGGCAGTTAAATTGTTTTCATCTTCTCGGGCATAAGCAATTTGTTCCGCCCCTTCCTTAAATGGCTCTAAAGCTTTGGCAATTTTAGGTCCTAAAAATGAAAGCTTTTGTGCCGCTTCTATTACTGCCTGTATACTATCAGCTGTACCTCGGGCGCTTTTATTACCGAGCGTATTTGCAGTCTTCCAGTCTCGCATCACCCTGCTGGCACCCATTATTTTAAGGCTTAAAAATGAAATTGCCGTGCCAGCCAATTCAGCATTATCAACAAGACTGCGATTTTGGCCCAGGACGCCTTGGACAGCCTCGCCTAACTTTTTTTGTTGGTCAGCGGCCTTTTCGGCTGCGCCACCCATTGCTTCCGTTTCTTGGGAGACTCTTTTTGCGCCATCTCCTAGTAACTTTGCTCCATCAAGAAATTTTGCATTGACCTTGTCTAATATCCCATCAATATTACTCATCGTGGCGCTTAGGCCTGACATCGCTTCATTTATTTTTTTTACAACCTCAGAGTCCATGCGTCACCTATTTTTGAATTCTTCGCCTACGATGTTTAAATTCTGTTAATGCATTCCTTTTCTGTGCTACCTCTCTCGCCTTGCGTACCACATCAGTTGCCTCTTCCATCTCTTCTTCAGATGCCTCAAAGTCTGGATCATCTCTCTTTGCCATCTCTCTTGCCATATTAGCATTATGAAACGAACCTAAAAACAATGCATAATCTTTATAATTCTTGTGCATGTCCTCCTGATCTTGCATCCAACTTTGATACATCCATACCCACGTATATTCATCCATTTCCTCTATGAATGGATCGTCAGGCGTGATGTGAAATGTTTTACACAGAAACCAGATGAACCTGTGATCTGGCTCCCTTACGATTTTTTTACATTCTCAACCACTTCCTCTGCTTTGGTTCCTAAATCCTTGTTTAAACGATCCTGATGTGCATCTAACATCTTAGAATACTCTGACCACATCTTCGACACAACCATTTCTTCTAATTCGTTTATTAACTTTATCTTATCTACAATCTTGTCTGATCCTATATAAGAATGAGTCGATTGACCATCAATCTGATAAATAGCATATGCCAGCGTACTATTTCTAATGGTGAGCGCCTCGCCTACATTTGTGGTGGTTAGCGCCGCACGGTCCATAACATCACGTAACTCTTTGCTTTTCAAAGACCTAACGGAAAATGTTACATTCTCAATTACAACATCCTGAGTCAAACGGCCTATACCGATTAATACCTCAAAACGCTGAGCTGCAACCTTGGTGGCTCGATGAGAAGCTTCATGCTTCTGCCTACGAGCGTCTTCCCTTTGTTGCTCTATATCGTTGATGTTTGACCCTTCACTACTCCAACTACGACTAATTTGCTCCGGTTCGGGAGCCCGATCCTCTTCATCCACTACTAATACTCCTTGTTCCTTTACTTCGCCTAGATCAATACTGCCAAGAGAACTCTGCACAGTCCTTCGTCTCCTGTGTTCCATACTTACACTCCTATTATCGGGGAGGAATTTCCCCTACTGATATATATAACCAGTAATTTTAAAGACTTATTTGGAACTTATAGATTGCTACCGTCGAAGGCATTGATAAGCCCGGCGGCATCCAGAGCACCACGGTAAATACCAGTGTCGGCCTGGGTCTCAAAGTCGTTCATTCTTACGGATTTCAAATCGGAAATGGCCGAGTCAGCAGTTCCCTGCTTAACACTGTTAATAGCCTCGGCTTGCCAAGTCATCTCATCAACAATAATAAAATCTTCAGCACTATAGGTATACGAAATATTTTTAATCCATACGTTTTCGATTGTTGTAATTACAACATCGCTTTTGTCACCTTGAATTAAATCATAAACCTGAATGTTAAAAGGAACACGCTGGGCGCTAACGTGAATAAATCCTCTCCTGAAGGCTTCTCCAACTCTCTTGCCATCGAACCTAGTTCTGGTGCACGAGCCGGAGATATTTGTTGACGCGCTTGGGGCACTATCAATGAACCCATCCGTTCCAACTTCTGGTATCGTCTTTATTTGACGCTCTTCAGTAACTTGCAGCTTCGTTACCGCACCTACCGGCAAGTCATCAACTGCGATATAAATATTAGTGGATAAGTGAGTACCAGTCCTGTTTTGATTCGAAGCCGGATCTTTAATACTAGTAATACCATTCGTTACATTTCTAAGTGGCATAGTTTTACCTCAGATTGAGTGGCCCAATTATAGTAGGCCAACAGCTACCTTGACATAAATAAAGTTCACTGGGTATACCGGCTGTACCTTAACCGTTATATTCCACTGCGTGGGATCAACCGTGTCACGAGTGATCTTTAAATCGCGCCATTGGGTGATAAGTGATTGACCAATAAATCCTGCCAATACCGATTTAGCCCTGGCTACCAGAGCACTCTCAAATATTGGAGAGTCAACCTGACCAACAAACCCATCAAATGCCGTACGTAATTGCTTGGCAATACGGTCACGAATGAATACGATGCTAACTTCACGTTCCTCGGCAAATCCGCTATTCGTGGTAGTCTGGCCTCGAACCACTGCTCCGCCACCAGCCACTGGCTGTAGTACCGTAATGCCTGCCGCAGTAAGCTGCTCTAGTACAATTGGCCTGTATAGACGATCCCGTAGAATGGTAAATCCAGTCAATACCTTGCGAGTTAATGGCATCGCTACGTTTGGAGTTCCGGAGAACCAACCAGCACCAGCTGCTGCCATGAAGAAGCCGTCTACCAAAGTTCTATCCGCACCAATCTGCAATACAATGCGGTCCGGGTAGAAGTACATTACACGGAAAGTACTGCCAAATGCATCCTGAACTCCGTAGTTGGCCAAGTCTTCTACGCTTCCTGCCAAAATCTCGGAAACATCATCACCCTGAATTCCTTCAAGGATACCAATGTCTTCTACAGCCGCTGGGGTTGTACCAATGACGTTAGCTGGCTCAAGCCCCTGAATGGCACCGATGAACAACACACGCTCCTTGCGGTTCTTGATGTTGCTTAGGGTCCTAACGTGGGCCGCACCATTTTGGAAAATGGCAGAGATGGTCTGGGAAGGCAGCGGAACTACGATGTCAATATCAATTCTTTCAATTGACTCATAAGCACTAATCCATCCCACGTCGAAGAAGTCCGCGTCCCTGGTATCTACTATGGTTGCCCGTAGAGATGCACCGGCCGGTAGTTGTGCGGCAAGGTCGTCTGTTAATAGCACCTTGGCACTATCTTCAGAGGTATCAACGATCTGGAACTCAATGCCAGTCTCGGCCACGAACGCAGCACCCGTCATGGTAATTACACCATCGGTCACGCTAGCGATCGGGAAGGTTCCGTTATTGACCGCATTTGTAGCATTGAAAATCTTCACCTCGCGAGTGGGTGCCAAATCATCAACTCCGAAGCTTACTGACGCACTAGATAGGGTTCCTGTCGTGCCAGCCACCAAAGCTACCACGCCGTCATTGTCTTCTTTAACAACAGCTTCGTCCAGGATGACCGTATAGGAGTACGAATACAGTGGATTATCAATGAATTCGGAGTATGGACTGGCAGTAATGGTTGCGTTCCAGAAGGTCACCTTGTTGGGGATAATCTGAGACTCAACGTCAGTTACTGGGTCGGTAACGAAGAAGTTAATGTTGGTGTCGGTATCGGGAATGACATTGAGTGGCAAAGCGAATTCCATGTCATTTTGGGTCGCTCCACCGGAAGCCGACTCTTCTAACAGATAGGAAACACGTCGCGGCACGGCTGGGGCCGCCTGGCATGTCCAAACACCAGGAGTACCATTAGCAAATGCCAACTGAGCGCCTAAAGAAAGCCTATTGGTTAAGCTCGGAGAACCGTGCTTTAAGCTCAATTCGTCTAAATCTGTGAAGAATTCCAAGTCGTTGATATCTATCTCTGCAATATATGTTGCAGAAAGACTGTCGTCCGCACTCAAAACACCGCTTGCAACCTGAATGGTAAATACGTCACCTTCTCGGAATGGCGTGGCTCCCTCAGTGATCGCAAAGCTTAAAATGGTATTGCTGACAAGATCGCCGTCGGACTGCCAGAATATCTGATTACCATAGCCGTCCAGAACGTTTCCACTAACCGAACCGATCGCTACGAACTTGGCATAACCATCAATCGGAACACCACTACCGTCCCTAATTACTGAGGAACAACGGACAGTCCAGGTCTCATTTGGCGCATTAATATCAGCTAAGGTCAGGGTACCAATAGTACCGTTGCCTTGGTTTAGACTGCTAGCAGAATAGTACGCTCCGCCCTGATCTACCAAATGGGCGGTCTGTAACTCAATCTGACCAGTCGCAATATCAAGTTTGTAATCGTAATCTGTGCTAAACGCACTTCCGCTAATGGCTCCCTCTACCCCAGTAAGCGCTACGCCATTTTGATATAATGTGGTTCTGTTACTGACAACGGGGGCGCTATTTAGCAAAAAATGTCGACCGTCGGCCCCATTAGTTCCTGTGTAAGTGGAGTCTAACCCGTCGTTACCACCACTGTTTGCGGAGGCAACTAAGGTCTCCCGCCTGGCACCTTCGCCCATAATTACTGCAAGCCGAACTCCAGAGGGAATGGCTAACCCACTGGAATACGTCTCAACTAGCGTATATACGCCTGGAAGTGCATTACTTGAGCCTGGAAAGTTTGGCATTGATAAATCCCTTAAAAGCTAGCTGAATAAGTTCTACTCTCTAAGATATGATATTATTACTATCAATTGAGGCTTTTCCTTACAGCTTTTCTGCCTCAGATTACGTCGTCTTCAGTAGAAATGGAGTCTTCTAACTCAACTAGAGTATTAACCTGAAGGTTCGGAGCCGTGGTTCCTTGAACATTCCCAAACTCCACACAGAACGTAATTACGTCCACTATATCGGTGATTGGTATCTCCCGTCTCCATTCTCCCCTGATATTTACATCAATTGACTGCCTAAGCAGCTTGTCATTACGATCCTCACTCTCAGAGGGAGAACCTATACTGATGTCCGGTTTAATTGAAACTCCCGCCCGAGAGAGGTTGTTCCAATTAAAAGAGATAAGATACATAGAAATTAATTCTATTAAATCATCTCTTTCTCTTATTCCTCGGGAAAGAACATCGACTACAATTGATCCTTCCCACGCGCCCGCTGACACAAATTTGTCGGGCATATTGACCCACTTGCGATTTCCGTTGTCATCATAAAACTCTACACTCTTGTACTCAATCCGATACTGGTCCCTATTTAATGAGATGGGTTTGTAACGGAATGATCCTGCCTTAACTAAGATGGCGGGGTAAGAGATTACATCAAACCTGTTGGCCTCGCCCACGAACACCCTAGTAGTAAGGTCATCAAATAACCCGGCCTTTATAGGAACGTCTGTCAGGTCGGGCGTTTTAGGAAATCCCCACTCGTCCATGACAAAATGATATTTCGAGTCACGACTGAAAAACTCTTTCAATGATGCAATGATCAGATCCTTAGGGTAACGGATCATTGAGTTCTGTACGGTATTGTAAATCTCATAAAGGTCTGTGATCTGGTTAAATCCTGCTGCCATAATGGAATGCCATCTTATTAGTTTGGAATTATATTGTAATAAAGGGCCTTGACAAAAAGTTACTGAGTGGCTAAAATGAGGTCATGAAATCAGCACTATTCCTGTCGGCAATTCTTTTGTCTGGACTTGTCGTTTCTGGCTGTAACCCGCGACCACAGTCCCCTCAATTTCCACCGCCACTTCCGGCCCCGCAGCCTGAAGCCCAGCAGCCCTCCTCTGAAGAAGACTGTAAAAAAGGAGTCGTAAAGGCTTGCCGCTTCGCCGCCGGTCTATACCACCGAGGAATTGGTGGGCCGCCTGACGGTAGCAAAGCTGCCTTTTATGCAGATATTGGGTGTAACCTTTCGGACTACGAGTCCTGTATAATTCTGCACCACTATCAACCGTCTCCGGAGTTGAATAAACATATTGCTATGTTGGCAGAAGACTTGAGCAAACAAGAAGAAGAAAAAAGGCAAAATCGGGAACGAGATGAGGAGCGAGAGCGGCAGGAGGATTTTGCTAATAAAGTTCGACAATTAGGCTTAGAACTTGCAGACCTGAGTCCACCTTGGGACGCAGAGAAGCTGAGCCATTACCAGCAAGCCGCCCGAACCTACGAACGATTAGCAGAACACGAGCTGGCAGCTGACTATGAAGACAGCCTAGAGACTTCTAAACAGCGACTGAGCAAACTCCAACGCTCAGCTGAAGCGGCCCAAAAGAAATTCGAACGAGAGCAGCGGAAGAGGGAAAAGAAAAGGGCAGCCAACGAAGATAAACGAGGAAAAATTGCTTCCAAAATGGCCTGGATCGCTGTATCCAGAACGTTGAAAGTACCCTCTACGGCCCGCCTAGTCAGTGGCAGCTGGGATGTGGCCCCAAATGGAATTTTTCTAATTCATATGGTCGTTGATGCACAGAATAGTTTTGGAGCAATGCTCCGAAACAGAATGCGAATTTTTGTAGATGTTGACCGTAATGTGGTCGTCGATGGTGGCGGAGATAATATTTTGGTCTGGCGCTACTGTGTTCGTGGCGATTGTTCCATTCTAGAAAATGTTATGGCCAACCCAATGGATAGGATCAATTAAAAAAATGAGCACCCTTGACAACAAAGTCTGAATGGTTATATTCATTGGAGCAAAGGAACACTATCATGAAATCAGCACTCATTCTATCTATTCTCTTGATCGGTTGCGGGGGCAGCTCTACAGCTACGCGCACCATGGATAACGAAGCTGGAGCCGGCGGGGAGGTTTCTTCTTCTGGTGGGTCGGTCAGCGACACTGGTGGTACCGGTGGGTCAGAGACCGGTGGCTCGGAGTCCGGTGGCTCGGAAACCGGTGGCGCAGGCGGATCAGTCATCGGAGGCGCTGCTGGGGACCCCGGAACCGGAGGGACTGGCAACTCGGAAACCGGTGGCGCAGGCGGATCAGTCATCGGCGGAGCTGCTGGGGAACCGGCAACCGGGGGGACCGGCAACATCGGGGGGAACTGCGTGCCCTGGGACCTGGACAACATCGCCATCTACCTAGCTGGCTGGACTCCTGAAAGCGGAGACCCACTTCCGCAGGCATGCGAAATGGTTCAGGACCCGTGTACTGGTCAGTGGGTTGATGCTGGGGAGTGTGGTTTTTTTCAGGAATGCGGAGCTGGCAACACCACGGTAGAGGGCATTGGCACAATTGATGGCTTCTATAATGAGCCAGAGCGTTACAACCCCATACCAAATATCTGTGGCAATTCCTGTGTTGAACACCGCGTCTCATTCGCCTCAGACACCTGTGATGATGGACAGAACTACGCTGTTGTTTGCGTAGAGGAATACTTTGGTAGCCAAGTTCCTGTACCTGATGGTTGCGAAGAAGGAACACGGGTCAGCTACAGTAAATGGTGCTGCCGCTAACAAATTATTGTATGTATATGATTTCTATATAAAGAACCAAACCAATAAAGTCGGAGGTGCTATCTATAGTGCTATAAAAATCAACAAATGGCAGGTCGGTCGGGGTTGGGGCAAAATCTACATTTGCAGTTAATGGCCCGTCATCCCATCCTTGGGAAACATCAGTTGGTGCTGCGAACCCGTCACCAACTGACAAGTTCACCTGATTGGTTGCCGAAGGTACGCCAACTCTATTATAAATAGCAGAAACGGTATCTACCCATGCCCCAACAGGAATCAACGGCCGCATATCTATACGCCAATTAAACCTTACTGACGTTCCATCTGCTGTTAAATAATGCCACTCTAAACGATATGGCCCGTCCCAGCTAACATCTGTATAGCTTGTTAACAATGATGTTCCTACAACGCGATCATCAATTGTATGATTTCCATCGATAACAGGAATCCTAACGGTAATCCGGTGATTTTTGTTATTCAGGATTAGGTTTCGTTCTCCAAAAGAACTAATCACATCATCATTAGTTTCCGCCTCATCAATATATACACTATCGAATGTATTTCCAATAACTGATGAGTAGCCATCCGAAGCTGTCAGTTTTCCACCTACCGTAATAAAAGAAAGTACATCATGATCATGGCGATATAGGAGGTTATTTTGAATACTGACGGGTGGCCCCTCTTCATTCGAAGACCAAATACCGTAAGTGGTGAAACCTGCAATTGTATTACCGAAAATATTCGCTGGGCCAGTAACGTTTATTCCCGCTCCATATGTTAACAGTGTGCTGCTGTCATGTGACTGACCGGCAGAAATAATGTTATCGGAAATCACTAGGCTGGTATTGGCATAAATGCGAATGGCCGAAGTGCCCATCAAAGACGGCTGAGTATATGATGTTTGCACCAAGGTGTTATCCGAAATAACCATTGATGTATAGCCGTCACGTGGCTTATCAAAATTCCAAGTCTCGGCGTATATCTGAGCACACGAGTTGCCCCGGATTAGAACGTTGCCATATCCAACATTGTAGACAGCGGTCGACCCGTATATATTGCTAGTGTAAATAGCATAACAGCTGTTGTCTGTTATTCTTAAGTTGGTTTGCAACGCCGTCTGGGCCTCACTGATATCGCTCGACGTGAAGAACCCAATCTTGCCACAGGTGTTCTTGGAAATGTTCATGTCCCGTACTGCGATCGGAGCCTTGCTTTCTCCACTCGGAGCCGCAATGTCACCAACCACATAGATGCCCTGTTCCGCGTCGCACACGTTTTTTTCAATATTCCAATGGTCCAGCACGGAGTGTGGCAACTCATCCGTATTGACATCATAAATCACAATGGCTGCCTGGGTAGGAGCGGTCGTATCTAGGAAAGTGTTGTTGCGAACAGCAACGTTCCTAGCCAGCGTATCATCCGTTTTGAACAAAATCATTGGCCATCTGTAGGAACCAGACTGCACGCCTTCGAAAATGTTGTTCTCAATGGTTACGTTGCCCAGCGAGTCCGAGTCCAAATCGACTACGATACAGCCAGCATCCCCTGCGTTAACCAAGTTCGAAGATCCCGAAGATAATTGATTATATTCAAATCGGCATCCGCGAATAGTAATATTGCTGTTAACTCGGAAACAAACATTTGAACTTGCAATATCGAATGTAGAATGATATCCATCACCCTCAATTACTAAACCATTATCAAAATCTGACAGGTCTACTTCAGAAGTAATAGTTACTCCTCCCCGAACCTTTAATGTATTCTGGACCTCAGAGAAGTTTCGCATCCACCAGATAGCCGCTTCAAAAGACCGGAAGCTGCCAGTGGTTTCGCCATCCTCATCTACTACCACTAGCGGAATGTTCATTGACTCATTTTCAACAAACTTCCGTGCATCAACTACTGTGCCAATAGTAACCGAAGCAATGGTTACCGGAACTACCGCAATAAGAGTTAGGTCTTTACGCACAGTAAGTAGTTCAAGTGCGGTCACAGATGGAATGTAGTATGGGGTTCCTGGCGGATTTGTCACAGCAAAGAAGTGTTCTTTAGTTGTGGTCAGAGGGATAATTTCAAACTTAGACTCTTCGTTGACACAAACGGCCCAGTCCAATGTACTCAGTCCGCCATCGTTCGTAATCTCAGGAATACGTACCCGGCCTGGGTTGACCGTAGCCACCGTGCCGTTTACCAACGCCACACCACCGTCGAACTTCATGGTGCTAAGTGAAACGTCATCCGGGTCTATCTCTACGAAGGCCAGGCCTCTGATTACACCATTGGCGTGTACCTGAGAGTCCACTGCCTTAATGAAGTTCTTTGCCGACTGAGTGAACTCTTGTTCGCTAACAGAACCAATAGGACGCCGATCAATTACGCGCTCCACAATTTGCTGTCCGGTCTGCGGCTGCCAGTTGATTTCAGCAGTGGCCAATAACAAGAACTCATCATCCAACGACAACGTTGGGAAAATCTCTATATCCACATATGCTGGGGCAGCAATCGTACTAGCACTTACGCCTGTTTCAATAAACATCAATTCTACGTAGTCGTTGCCGCTGTGGTCATAGAACTTGGCGGGGACATTCTTTCTAGCCGTGATTATCGGTCCGGTGTCATATATGTCGGAAGTTACCGGGTCTCTCCGGCCAATATATCCAGTAAACTCTCCCGAGGTCGCATCATAACTTAATACATAGAACCTAACCCACTTATTTAGGTCCGCACTGCCCGAGTCCAAAAAGCCTTTAAGCTTGGGAGACACATTGCTGATGTGCCAATTCGTGGAGCCTAACTCGTCGCCAGCTGCTGCCTGGTCGGCTTGCATCCTGGCCCGCTCATGACTAAAGGTTTGAGCATTGCCGGTGACATAGATTTCATGCAGTCGGTGGTAATTGGTAGAGTTCCCCGCGCTATCAATCATATTATTTAGATTGAACCCAGTTGTGTCATTACCAAAGTGCAAACAGACCGTTAGGTCGGCGGTAGCCATAGTGGAAGAAGCAATGGCGTTGCCGTCTCCATGAATTCCGTTTACTACCTTGATTATGGTTTGGCCAGAGTCACCAGGACAGATTGGAACATATATCACGCTCTTAATCATGAAGCGACCATAGTCAACATCCTGATACAATGGATCGGCGAAGGTTACCGACGGCTGTACAGTTAATGTTTTGCCAACCTTTAATCCGGCCTCTTCTAGGCGTTCTTCTACTGTATAGGTGGTCTCTACGCTGCTACCCGTAACGGTGCGGTCAGTAATCTTAGCTTCCCAGTAGCCATCTACTGTGCCTAATGCCGATCTTAAGAAGTCACGGCGAGTACCGTCCGACACATAGTATCTGGTTTTGCGGGGAGTCAACAGAAGAGTCGGGCTTTGAGCGTCAGTAGAGTCTACATAAGAACTACGCCAAGCCGGACTGGCCAAACCAGCTCCGTTAGCACCTAGCCCCAAAGCATCGTATTCTTCGGCACTGGCGTCACCGATAACGTTCTCTGTATAGTTGCCCACCGCCAAAGTTCCGGTAACCTGATCGCCAGAAACAATAGAGAAGGACACACCATTAAGGGGGTCAGTCATGGACAAACCGAAGTTGCCATTGTGTTGGAAGGCTAAAAATCGTAAATTGAAGCCAGCCGCACGCAAAGAACTATTGGTAGCTTGAACTACGCTGTCCAAAGTGTATTCGCCGGGAGTGGCACCAGCATTGCCGGACACATCTATACCAGTTAGGGCGCCGATTGGATCTTGGGCCAAAGTGATTACATGGTCTTCTGGCCGACCCGTTGGGTACATTTGTAAATAAAGCTTATAATGAGTCGAGTCAATCTGATTAGGATCGAACCCTATACCCAGAGCCATGGCGGACCGTGGGTCGGCAACCGTAATGCTGCCCATAAAGTCGGTACCTTGAAGCGCAGCTGGTACTACGTTGGCTGGAGCAGCCACAACGATGTGCTGGATATTCGGATCGAACAATGGCCGATCAATTCTAGCAAAAGCGGTAGCGGTATTATATATGTTGTTAGCATTTATACGAATAAACCATTCGGCACTTGGCACAAACCGGAACGACTCTACGGTATACATAGCCGAAGCGTAGCCGTCCCCGTAAGCAATACGAATGGCATCGCCAACACGAACCTGGCTGAACTGAGCGTCTAGCTTCAAGATGTCGGCAGCAGCAGATGGCGCTAGGAACTTGACAATCATGTCGCCATTGACTACACTGTCAACAGGGGCCGTTCCAGGGAAGGTGCCTACGTATGTCTGCACGCTATGCGGCAGCACTACGGTTGAGCCATACCCATCAACTTCAACGGCTTCCGAGTCGGTTAGAACTTTGATGGCTTCAGAGCGTGCGTCAACCGGCACTCCAGCAGAATGCATGGTTGCCCGGTGTATACCCATTCTGGTTTGTTCGGCAGAGTCCAAAGACTCCAGGGACTTCTGAACCGTGTTGGCGGTTGTAGGGATTTCTGTAAATGGAACGGTGTCTACAAAGATAGCAGACGCATCGTGGGCGGCCGTGGTCTCATTCTGGTGACCGGTTAGAGCATCATTGATCTGGAGTAAAGCGTCGGCCGCCTGGGTAGCACTTCTTAAAACTCCATCCTTGTCTTTTATGCCGGCCCAGGTGTACAACGGATCACGCGAGTCGGTGGGCACCGCATTTAAATCAATATGGCTTACCACATGCCGAAGGGATGCTGCGGGACCTCCAGCGATGTGAAGGTTAAATCTAGTTTGGTTGCTGGACGCCACATTTGATACGGCAGTAATTGACGACCTGTTGGTTTGAATTAAAGTAAATAACGAAGAGGTACTATGATCCAATGTTAATTTGGACTCAAGAATGCCGGCGTTGATCCCAACATCTGCGTTATCGATAGGTAAGGTGACTAGTCCGACAGCAGCTAAAGCGGAAGCTTTAATGGTTCCGTCTGTGTTGTGCGAAACTCCCAAAAACTCTGTTATGTTGGATTTGGTTCCGGACGGAGTGATGCCCATCTCGCGTTGCATTTTAAAAATAGCATCACGAACTTGATTAAAGTTCGCGCCAGCAATTTCACTTATATTATCATCCACGCGAACAATAGTGGTATCATCATCCAGGGTATATGGGTATAAAGACATAATGCTTCTTTAACAGTGATTAATTATTCAGTTTCTTTTCCAACAACTTTCTCTACTTCTGCGTCAACCCTTTTGGGACCGAATTTTTTGTAGTAAGCCATGATACGCGGATACAGGAATGCAGCAACTAGCCCAACCACAATTCCTAAAAATATCCTAGCCATTACCGTTTCATTAAATGGTTCTGGATATGGGTACTGTTCGACAAGGCCACCTATAGCTCCACCTACGACTAATGGTGAGGCCGGAAGGATTTTCTCCCGCCATGCCCACATCCACCACGGCTCCCATTTATCTGGGAAAATATAAGCAATCTTGCTAGCGAGCAACTCAACAATTGACCTTAGTAATTTTACAATAAGAAAAATAATTACACATAAAACTAAAACTGGTAATGTAAGCAAACCTGCTAGGGCCTGGTCCATAACTACCTCCACGGTTCAGTAGAATACTGAATTATGCTTAAATGTCTTCACGCACAATTGACGTTTCCCAATCGAACGTAGTAGAAGAGGTTGGTGCTGGTGGGGTTGTATAATTCGGCTCGGTCCTTTCAAATATCCAACCCGCCGGGACCACATTCACGAAGTCTTGCAGGTCGGCGCTGGTTTCGTTTCGGGTGAACAGGTTATTTTTAAAAATACCCTTAAAGGACGCATTGGTGACGGTTGTGGGCATATAGATACCATGGGCTCCGGCAGGTATTTCACCAACTCGATGGTAAATATTGTCGGTTATAATGTAAGAAACAACCTGGCCCGCAACATCATTCCTGACATAAATCTCCATCCATCCCAACTCGCCCGCAGACCAAGTGGCACTATCATTAATAAACACCAAAGTATTTCCTGATATATTCGCCCTCTCCGTCGCTACATAAAGGTTTACACATTTATGATTAGATGTATCGGAGATCACTCTGGTCCTCATGTAAATAGTATTGTCCTTTATAGAGGAATGGGACGGCCATTTTTGCGTCTCGGAGAATGTGGCGTATTGCGAAACGGTCCATACTGCACATGCAGCTGTTCCCTTGGTACCATCGGCATCAGCAACATCTGCATATATGGTATTGCCTTCCACTGTGGCGCTCCATCCCGGAACGAATATCTGACACGGTCCACCCAATATATTTCCCTCAAACTCACCGGTTACTAAAGCAGCAGGGAAACCTCTCCAACTAGTAAGTGCTGTATGGGTTGTACGCTTTTTGTGACCGATATTATTATCACGCACAACGATGGTTGGCGGCATGATTACATCGTCCGTTCCACTAACATCAGTCTCTGTTGCCGCTACGCTTTCTGTAAATACACCAAATACATTCGGCGAATACCAACCGGGGTCCCTCGAATAATCCTGAATGACATTGTTCTCCACAATAATTTGATGAGTCATCTCATATAGCTCGTTACTATCCTTATCATACTGAGAGCCGTCAGCTCTAATTAACAGTGGCTGCGTGCCGCGGAATGTTGAGTTAGAAACAGTGGTCTGGTATTTAGATACAATATAGAAAGATGGTAAACCATAACCTAAGGTTGTGACGGTATCATAGTCCTGATCCGGCCCCTCAGAGATACAACCATCAATACGAATTTTCCTAGCTGACACCTCAGTAAATGCAGCTATTTTGCTGCTGGCATCCGGGTCAATTAACGTAGTTACAATTGGAGTATATTTACCACTTAAAATATCTGCGCCCAAAATCTGACAGTTCTCTATATCTAAATCTCCCTTATCATCAAGGTTAATCCAAATGTACCGTTGTTTATAATCAGCAATACTGTTGTCATCGAACAAGGTGTCTATTCTGGTGGTACCAGAGGTTGGGGTCTGTTCCCACGGAGCAAACCTACAGTCATGAAGTGATAGCCTAAAATTGTATGAAGTGGTCGTGGCTTCTTCAGCCGCATGTAAAGCGTAACCCCATCCTGCCCACTGACAGCTAGAGAAACGAACATGTGTCCCGTCCGTATTGACATAAACAGCCAGCTCGTCCGTCGGCCAGGTGCCCTTTGCGTTTAGCCTAAACCTACATGAAACGAATTCTGTCATAGCATTCGTTCCACTGTTGTTCGCAGTAGCACGACCAGTTAAGTCATCAACGACAACAGGCATTATAAATTCTACATTTTTAATTAGCCCCAATTTAGAAATAGAGTTGGTGGTGGTGGTAATAGAGTTTTGTCTGGCCGCAGATGAATTATCAATAAATGTGACATTTTCTATTCGTGGGCCCAACCTTGTAGTATTTCTCCCAAATAAATCTGTAATCGTACTTCCCAAGGTTACGACAATTTGAGCGGTAGGACTATATGGCATTGGTGGTGGACCAAAGAGATTGACGTGTCCATATCCAGTTACTGTGGTGGTCATGTAATAGGTGCCGGGCCCTAACCGAACACTACTTTCAAGCTTGCTATTACCTATTAAAGACAACCTATCTAAAACAATATCCAAAGCGTCCTGGCCGGTAACATCACCCACCGAAAGCGATCCGTCACCAATTGTAATCTCAAAGTTTCCAACGTTCGCAAGGCCCCAACTATTGCCTAACGAATTGAAACCACGAACAGTATTCGTGCCGCTATTGGTATTAATAAACCGTGAATTCTCTGTAACGGAAGCGCTGGAACCTAATCCACCTGAGTTATTGATAATAGTAAACTTGACATCGGCGTCGGTTACAGCGTCTGTTTTTACGTTGATACATCCGGTCGCACCGAACGTTCCATCATTCACACCGTATAACCAGTTGCCCGAAATGTTCGCCGTACACCTTGTGGTGTTGATTGCGTAATTGTTCGCAGCAGTACCGTTAGTTCCAAAATACCTAATACGGCAATCCTTTACCGTCAAATGATCTGGAGCGCCACCATTCGAACTGAAAATGACGCCGCAAGAGAACCCATCAAATAAACAGCTGTCGATATCCACAATGGTCGGATCGGTCGTAGAGACCAAAGCGTTCGACCCAACGGCAACCAAGTCGGCAGTGGCGGCAGCCGCAGCAATACTTCCGAAGCAAGTAACATTGTCAAGCTTTAATACCGCACCATCATCAACGCTGATCATGGGTACGCCTTGCAAATGATAAAGCGCCTCATTGTGTAGGTTGCTTATCAGGGTCAAGTTCCATAGCTTGGTTTCCTGAGCGCTGTACAGGGCCTCCTGTGCCGACACACTCTCGTAACCTAATGACGTGCGCTTCTCTTGGTCTGCCGTCAGTATCCTGAACATAGGAAGGTTCAATGTGCGGCTATTGATAATCACGCCGCCTGGTTCTCCCCAAATGGCAATACCTGATGGAACCGACACTGTAGTCGAAATGGTGTATCCCCCAGTGGTAGCGCCCGGGTCCCCTGCCAATAACAGCACCACTCCGCCGTCTTGCAAATGGGTATCGGCAAACGCAGCTGTAAAGGCGTCGTTTAAATTAGTAATACCGGTATCACCGACATTGTAATCACCCGTGGCGTATCCATACGTGGATCCGGCGCCAATTGTAACAAATGCACCGCCAGCACCGCCAGCGCCACCACCAATAAACGTTTCTATTAACTCTAATGTTGTTTGAACGTCATCGGCTTCTAGTGGACCGCTCAATGGCGGGTTCATATTAATCTGGTCAGCACAATGCTTATCATTCTGCCCGGACGTATGAGCGTTAAAGTCACGCTTATGAACGGCTAAAAATCCACCATCTGGCTGCCTAGCATTACGGCTATTTAGTGGTGTTCTGGCTGGTACGCATCTTCTGATTGCCATAATTCATTCCTTTAAAACATATTAAAATAACGCCAGTTACAAGACTATTTCGTGCGTATGGCCCAGGCCGCTATCCTGCACAACCCCATTAATAATGGCATGATTGTGGTTTTCTGACACAGAAGTTGTCTGATTTATCTGTGATAATACTAAAATGTTTTCATTTACTACGATGTCATGGGTATGCGGTATTGGTACATTGTTCGGGCCGCGCAATAGGCCAACAGTGGTGGTGACCGTCTGTGGCAATAAAGCCGTGTTCCGAATGGCCCGCCATTGATAAATCGGACTCGTCTTGCGCACCCTCTGTACTGAGAAATGCTGATTTCCTATTTGATTGAATAACAGCTTGTTTCTGGTAACGTCCAGAACCTCATATCTATATTCTTCAGTTCCGTCTGGATTAAATCTAATTAAAACATCCCTATCTCTAATTGTAGGAATTGGGAGGGTCCAACACTGGAATACGGCATGGTTTTCCAGGCCGGCCTCTTCCATCTTCAGGTCTTCGGCTGCTGGGGTGAACCTGACCATAATGCGACCATCAGATCGTCTGGGCCAGAAGTATTGTTCGTACCCGGTGATAAAGCCTGTGCCGTAGCAGTTATGCGTAACGACTCCTTGAACAACATATGTATTTCTCTCTTCCACCTCTAAGTTATAGACCTTTCCTACAAATTTTTTGCGCTCAACCTTTCTGATTTTTGATAGTTTTTGATCGTTAAATTTCCAACGATTTTTACGGTTTGATCTTACAAAATCTGTTTCGGCCCAATTTGTAAAATATACTTTCTTTCTTTCGTTCCCGGCCGGAGTAGGGATGGTATTTATAAATTGTCTGATAAGAGGTAGCTCACCGAGACGGTGCAATATTTCAGATATTTGCAACGATAATATCTCTGATGTTTGACCGATTTCGTTACAAGATTTATCTCCATCACCGTCGTAAATACCCCGCAATAAAGCTTGCATCTTTTTACTAGGAAGATACATTAACTCTTCTGGTATATGTTTATTTTCACACCCTCGGCCCAGCCACTGTGAAAACCACTTACATAACGTTGTGCCATTTACATTAATATTTATACCATTACCATTATCACTACACTGCCGCACTTTGCTATTGTATCCATACTTTGCAAATAATGATGTTACTCTATTCGCAAAATCTTGTTCTTTTTTATGTAAAGCAAAGTTTATACACCTCCGGCCAGTCGATCCTTCTGCTAAATACAAGCCCACCATCCATAAAAATTCTTCGTCAACAACAAACTTATCTTTGCCATTTCTGTTAGAGCTGTGCTCTACAAATGACGGAATAACAATCTCTGATACATCTCTGATTTGCTCTGGCCATTTTGCAACCAACCAATCTTTATCGGTTATTGTGTCGGCGGCATCCCATTTTAATACATGTCCGACGTTTTCTAGTCTAAAATTATTGACCGCCTTAGTGGCCTTTTCCTGTGTGTCAAACGTGCCTATGGCTTTCCGGACTTTATTCAAACTAACTCTAGCGTGCCATCTGCCACTTGGTAGCTGCCTAACATCAATATTATGTGCAAAGCCATCCCCACGTTTGATAAAATTGTCGCACTTTGGTCCACACCCAATTTCTACATCATGGTCTCCTCTCATTACCAAATGCGGATGCTCAGGAGTAGACCATATAGTATCCGTAGATACAGATGGAGTTATTCCCACCAATTCCCCATCAAAATCATTCTCAAAAGTCGTCAAGACCCTCTGGAACGACCCATCATCAGCAAGCACATAATCCCCAACCTTAATTTCTCTAATGGGACGATAACCGCTTGACGTCCTAACTAAAGTGTCTCCCGTGAAACATTGATGGCACCTGTGGTCCGGGTACTCCTGATTTGGCTCATAGCACGAACACGTAATGCCCTTCCACAACCTCCGCATTAGCATTACCTCATCGCCAGTTCCCATCTGCTCCAATAAAAACTCCTGACGCCTCTTAGCCTGGTCACTTATAGAGATATTCCTAATCTGACGATTTACTCCCAAGTATCCGTCGGCACAAAAGTGCTCGCCGCCAATATAGGTGTCTTGACACATCCCATTGAAAAACAACTTGGGATCGGTGCGGTGCCAACCAGAAAAATCATAAGGTGGGAAATCAATATTGTCTTCGTCTTGATTTCCTAAATCTGTTGTTAGGACGCCCTCTTTGTTGGCTATCCGATACCCATCTGAAACCGTGTAGATGTTGTGGTCATAATTGAAAGTGTTTTGTTCCTGGATGATGTTTAGGTTCTGCTCTTCTAGGCCGTACCAGAACCTTACCACCGGGCTCAAATACTCGTACCCATCGTACCCATCTGTAGTGTGCTCCCTGGCTTCCGTATTCAAAAAGCCACGCTCGCCAGTAAACAAAAGGTTGTTTGGTATATCTTTGGATATATACCGGATCAGCTCATATCCTACTTTAATCACGCCCATGGCTGGGAAGATATCTGCATCCGTTATTGGAATGGTGGTATCCTCATCTGTGATGTCACTGGCCAATAGCGTCTCAGGATAGACGTGTAAATAGCCGTCGGTCTGAGCTGGGTCCGTCGGCAACAGTTCAATGTTGTACCATGAAGGGTCATACTGGGTGGCCCTGATAACGAAATAATAAGTATCGCCTGGGATGAAGTCAATAACATTCGCCAATAAAGTATCGTTGTTGGTCGAAATGAACTTGGGCCCCTCGGCTATGGCATTGCCCTGAGTGGAGGAATAATAAATGTTATATGCCATGCTCATGGACGCAGGCTCAGCATAAGCCTGGTGCCAGACCATACTGATAGTATACCCGTCACCGACGGCATTAATTACCTTAATTCCATTCTGACTCCATGGAAAATAAAAAGGTACACTAGGATTGCATGCCATTCCTGCTCCGCGCAATGTTTAATAGTTCGTCTTTCTTGTTCTCCCTATCTTTCCCTTTAGCGTCATGATGATCCAATACTTGGTCAATGTAGTCTTCGGCATCTTCTTCACTATATTCGTCAGATATGTATGCCGTCTGGTTTTGAAACCCTTCTTGCTCAAATTCGTTCGCTAAATAGTCACCATCATTAGAGCTTTTGGTAGGCTTATCACCATAACATTGCTGCAAATAATGGGATATCTCATGGATTAAATAATGATCATTATCCATGTCCTCATTACCTTTATCCAATAATTTATACCCTAAATATATTATTCCATGATCCGTTCTGGCTGAAACATCTAGGTCAGCAAAAGCCACTGGTATTAAGTCCAGTATATCCTCTTCCGCATCCCAGTCCTCAAGCATCTCTTGCAATACTTCATGGCCCCGGATTTTTTTCTTTAATCTATTAATATATTTAAGCAAAAGCGTTCTGTTCATTTGTTTAATTCCATGTATTCTACGCCCTAAGTAAATGCCGGCATTGGCGTATAAATGGCTAAACTACCCCTTTATATTTATCAATTCTGGGGCCTCAGAACACTGTTCTTCCTTGGTTGCACAGACATTTGGCGTCCTAATTTCTTCGCAAGACAGAGGGAAAGCTTTAAATCTGAAATATGGCAAACCACAACGCTTGCAGTGGCTTACTGACCAGTGGCCGGCGTTTTTATACAAATGACCCAGCATGCCAGTGTACACAAATTCGCTATGCCAATCATGTGACTTCTTCTTTTCTCCAAAGTCTCTTTCTTTTACGATCTTTTCTTTCTTCCTACGGATGCGTAACTGGCCTAGCTTCTTGGCCTGTTCTGGTGTCATTGCCATAAATTACCTCTCTGGTAGACTATATATCGGTTTTGTGCCCAGCTTTCTATTGTGTCTATCCTCTCTATGTTGGCCAGCACAAAAATAACAAAAGACCCCAACATACTCTTTTTTAGGGTAGCCCCAAGATATTTTCTTATTTAAAACTATCGTTTTCCTCCGAAGCTCCCACCTAGTTCCTTTTACCACAACATGCTCTTTTATCGGCCGGTGAGACCACTTTGCCGTTCTTCCTTTTTTGCGTTGTTGCCAAATTTCTCCATGAGCTAAACTATTGCGGCTACCACAATTAAAACAAATTATATAGCCTGTCTTTTTCATTAATCCCACTTTCTTGGCATAGTC